TTTACTAGCATTGATAGCTCTAATGCGTGCTTTTATTTTTTCTTGAGATGCTGATTCCCCTGGGATAGTGTGTGTTTTACCATTTTTTTTATAATGGAGCTTGTATGTACCCTTTTTTGTTCTTGTAGACCAGTATGGCATTAATTTTATTTATGTAATTTTAGTGCTTGTTGTGACTGCCAGGCTTTTGTTATTCGTTTTTGAAGTTCTGCGTTATGTAGAGGCATTCCAATCTTTCTTGTTGTGAGGTTATAAGGAGCCCAGCCTCCTTCTCTTATACCGCGAAATATATAAGAGCTATTACTTTCAGTATTAGTATATATTGATTTATGATCTTCTGGTTGCACGTTACTTTTAATTTTTGATTCTGGCTTTAGAGATGGGGCACGTAATTGCCAACTTGTCTGATTACCAAACAAAGGATCATGCTCCTTTCTTGTAACAATTGCATTTAACTGTGATATACGTGTTGCTGCGTTATTTTTTAAAAAAGTTGTAATAGTTGTGCTCTGAAGCGGTCTATTAATATCGTTAATTTTTGTTATAGCAGTATCAAATTGCGTAATGGATTTACCGTTACCCTGTTCAACTGGTTGTGAAATTATAGTAACACCGCCGTTCACTTTAAATGATTTATTTTTTTCATCTTCCTTATTCGCTATAGCATCTGTTTTAATATCAACAACCTGCATGCGTACTATTTGCTTGGTATCAGGCATTACTGTTGAAATATTTTCACCTACTACAGGCAGTAACTTCTTATCCTGTTGAGTAGCTAACAGCTTATAGGGTATAGAATTTAAATCACGCTTTTCTATTTCAGCCTTATGCTTGATACCCCATTCTTTCATCTTACTTCCTACAGCACTTGCTTTTGATGCAATTGATCCCCATTGTCCATTATACTGCATTCCCGACTTACTTGCTAGTACATCTGCTGTTCTTGCTGCACCCTTTACAGCGTTAGCTGCTGTATGTGTTACCGCTCTACTTGCTGCACGTATATAGTCACTTACTAACGCTTCATCTAAAGCAACTTTGACTAAATTATCAAAATTATTCATGGCTTATATAATATTTATATAATTTTACAATCTCTTCCTGATCGAGTCCTCGGTCCTTTAAAAAAATTTCAATATCATCAATTGACTCGCAGGCGTGTATTTGTTGTATGATTGGATCATCTTCAGCTACTTCAAGAGCTGATACAATAAAATTTTTTAATGAATCCATCTTAATATTGTTAAGGTTTTGAAGCAATAACTCAAGATACTCTAAAGGCACATCAATAACTGATGTGTTTCCTTCCGGCCCTGGTATAACAACAAGAACTTTCATGCTCTCAGCTGTCTCAGCTAGTACATAACCTTCGTAACCATTACAACGTGTCAAATCTTCAGCAACTCCAATAGAGGCAGGATCTACTTTAATACGAACTTTCTTTAGAGCTACTCTCTGTAAATTCTCTAAAATGATCTGGTTATATTTCATTGATATTATTTATGTTGAATTATTTTATTTGTTCGACACTATTATTACGCAACCAATACACTACAACATGTTTACTAATTTTTTTGGCGATGTTCAATTTATATTGATCATGATTATAAGATTCTAACTTGGTCATAGAATTTGTTTTAAACCAGGTCGACGAGCTATCCGGATCGTCTTTAACGTCATTTTCTGTCCAATGAAACGGTCCGTTGTATTCTAAGATTAATTTAATTTCTCTCGTATTAACATCAATAACAACGAGATCAAACATAATATGTTTTTGCTTTTCAACGTCAAAATAAACATATTCCTTATTATTAATACCACCTCTAGCATAATAACAGCACGACTCATCGATATTATTATGCTTAATATAGTCTTTAATATACTTAAAGGCCATTGTCGAAAAACGTGGCTGAATTCCCAGTGTATTTGGTGTGTTATATCGCTTTATCAATGTTTCGCGTCGACGTTTTGTCACACTGGGATCCTTACAAGCAGCTTTCATTTTACTTGTACGCGCTAAATATTCTTCAGCGTTAGTAGCCCATTTACCGCAAACTTTCTTTCTTAATAATCGCTGATTAATATCTTGCATTTGATTAGTCGAGTGTATGACTCTAATCTCTTTTAATCTCTGCGCAGCAGATACACCGTGTATCTGTTCATATGTTCTGCCACGTGTATGATCGCCTCTTATTTTTCTTAAATCATCACTAATTAAGCTTCCTTCAATAAACCATTTTATTTTATATTCCTGTATAGTTAAATTATGTCTTTTAAGATGAGTATTATTAAGAAATTTAAATTCTTTTCCGCATTCAAAACACTTTATATTATTCATACAATACTATTTATGCTGGTATCACCATCTTTTCGCATTTAATAAAATATAAAAAAAGTTGATATTCTATTATTATTATAATATATTAGTATATATGACCGAATTAAAAAATTCAAATAGTAATATTGTTCTAACAGAAGTTGAAATGAAAAAACGTGTCGAAGCAGCCGCAAAACACTTTGGTAGATTTATGAATACGCTTGGTTTTGATTATGAATCTGATCCGAATGCTATTGATACACCGCGTCGAGTTGCGAAGGCATATATGTACGATATTTGTCAGGGATGCTTTACACCACCGCCGAAGATTACCGCGTTCGATAATGTTGATCGATATGATGGTATGGTTTGTCAGAATAACATTAAATTAACTAGTCTCTGTGCTCATCATTGGCTACCGTTTACAGGCTACGCTCATGTTGCATATATTCCTCGTGCCGATGGAAAAGTTATTGGCTTAAGTAAGCTTAATAGAATAGTAGATTGGTTTGCTCGGCGACCACAAGTTCAAGAAAATTTAACTAATCAAATAGCTAGTTTTATTGATAGCGTTTGTGAAAACAACGCAGGTGTAGCTGTTATGATTGAAGCTAAGCATACTTGCTGTTCGAACCGTGGTATTAAGCACGATTCAACGATGAGAACTGCGAGAATGTCAGGTGCATTTTTAGAAAATGGCGATAGTTCGCGAGCTGAATTTTATAAATTTATTGAATTTGCACAAAACAGAAATTTGTTTTAAACACTCTGTTTAACATCTACTAAAGCGTTGAGCCGTTTAATAAACGGCTCTCCTATTAATACTTGCTGTTCGTTATCCGCACGATCAGCGATACTAAAGGTTATACCTTTATGCTTTATATTATTTAAAATAATATCGAGTACAACCGTTGGACGGGCTTCGATGTTACCACTGCCAATATTGATATCAATGCTACCAGTGCAAGGGAGTGTAATTTTTTTATCATCAATAGTTGTGAAGGTTATTGTACTGTCTCCATTATCTTCAATATCTACACCGTGTAGCACGTTATAAGCTTCATTTCCACTATCAATCTTTGCGACAACAGATCCAATACCATCTATGGTTATATATTCCGTGACACCTAGAACCGGACGACTTTCTGTATCTTCTTTTACACAATTATTTACCATGCGTTTTCCTTTTTTCTTCATACCACGCTTTACGTACCCCTTCCAGCACTTCATACCTGGTCCTTCTGTTATAAATTGTTTAAACGTTAACATTTCCATCTCCTTCTCGCAGCACATCCCCGCGTATCCTTACCAGCGCATCCGTCAGCTGGGATCCAAGCCTTAGACCTAGCGCAAAAACTCTTTCTACGCTTTGAAGCTTTTGATCCTTTCTTAACTTTACCTGTTACAGGAGCCTTGAGATGTGAACCAGTTGCACGGTTATATTTTGCCCTACCCTTTGCCGTTAAACCACCACCTCTACTTACAGGTAATTTCTCGCCACGCTTAATTGATAAGCTTGGGCCGTTTTTTTCATCTAGCTGCTCAATAAAACGCGATTCAAACAAACTTTGCATATTATTATTTATTAAGAGAATAAATATATTTACGTATGGCCTCAAATTACATTGATGATCTCAACAATTTATATAAGACAAGAGTCTTTTTAAGAGAAAATGTTGCGTCGGGATTTGGTCCAAATGTTAATCCATCGTATAATGAGGATGAAGAGTGCGATGATTGTAAAAATATTGCACCTGTAAGAAGATGTTTAAAATGTAGACAGTCTGCCACAGAGTGTGAATGTGATGATAAAGAAGCACCAGGTGAGGATGATATGGTGTTTGCAAAGAAAGGTCCACGTAGTGGATATGATAGTGAAGACTTTAGTGTAACCGGAGAGCACCCCGAACATCAGGCATCAAACATGGTCAAGCAAAATCTTTACAGAATTGCTAAAATGGCAGCAATGTTACATGATATTATCCCGGATGACAGTCAGATTGAAGAGTGGGTAGCAGATAAGGTTGCTAAAGCAGAAGAAAATGTAAATAGTGTTTTTGGTTACAAGGATTATGAAGCTCATAAAGGTGAAGTTGAGCACGATATAGAAATTAAAGAAAAAACAGAACATGATCTATATAAAAGCATAGATAAGGGTGGTGAATCTTTAATTAATAAAATTAAAGAACTTATGCGTAATCAACCAAGAGAAAAAGTTGAGAGTGCTGTTTACGGTATGATTAAGATGCTTGAGGCTTAAGCTTTCTTTGTACGTGGTACAGCAGGTTTATAATTCTGCTTAATATCGTTGAATAAAATCTGTGCTTGATCATCAGGCATACCTGTTGGTAACACTTTCTTAAAGCTCTCATAATCATCATCGAGAACATATTTACGAGCTTTTGTACCGCTTATACCTGATATTTCGTCACTATCGGGATCACGCTCACCAGCGGACTGTACAACAAGGCTTGTATAGCCTAAATTTTTTTCAGGATCTGAATGATTCTTATAGGGTTCAAATAAGCTTGTGTAACTTGCTACACGATCGCTTCCACATACAAGAACAAGGTCTGTATAACCTTTACTTGTAAGATACTTGATAGCGTCAAAGATAGTAACAATTTGCTCAGAATCGATAAAATTTACTCTTGGCATCGCCTTATCGAGAGATGTTAATTTATCTTGATATGGTATCGGATTTTTTTTAGGATCAGATTTCTTTGAAAGAATAATAAAGCTTTCTCTTTTTTCAACATTACCAATTTCAATAACTTTTGAAATTAACACTTCATGTCCTAGTGTCGGAGGATTCATTCTACCAAAAGTAAAAACAGCCTTACCGTTTTTTACAGTATTAATATCCTTAAGAATTTTTTCAATAAAAATATTATAATTCATAATTACATTCCTTGAAAATCGAGATGCCTACCACCCTGATCACCCATAACGGTATTAATATAGCTTCTACCATCATGCTCAGTATCATAATTTGTATGATCATTATCAAAATACCACTCCGGATTACTGCTTACACCTTCTAGTTCTTCTTCATCTTCTGTTGATTGTGTACCAAATTTTGACCCCATGAATTGCGGACTATTGACCTTAAACGTCAGATCACCTGCCTTAATAACATAACCCTCAATATCTCCAAGAAGACCTTCGGTTTGTAAGAGATTATTTGCTATCTTGGTATACATCTCTTTCTGTATAGGTAGTAACTTATCTTGAATTTGTGATACAAGCATTCTTCTCTGACTAACAAGTGCATTACGTCCAGGTCCACCTGTCGCTATTTTTTCCTTTACTTGTTCAAGCTCTTGCTCTAATTTAGTAATTTGATTGAAAGCTTTTTGAGCTTTTGCGACTTCAGGTCTTAAATCCACAGAATGAAAAAGATCGACATTTGGTAGGATAAATTTTACTTCTTTATCGTTTATAGCTAAAAGCTTACGACGTATAGTATCGGTATTAACCCCTTCACTGCCTTGTATATTTAAAATAATAAATGTAGACCATGTTCCTAGCTTTTCTTTGCTATATTGAGCTACAACAAAACTCACCTTTCCAGATGATGGATCTGCTTCAAGCGCATTAGGTGAATAAAGCCATTCAAGTTGTATAGTAACATTGTGTTTACCGATTATTGGTAGAACTAAATGTTTAATACGATCAAAGCTATTCATAAAAGCCTCACGCGCTGGAGGATACTTTATAGCTGATAAAAACCCTTCTGGTTCATATACCTTACCTGAATAACTCGAACGTACGAAGAAGCCTTGCTCGTCGTTACCAACCTTTAAAGCCATACCGTCAACTTTTTCAGTTACAGTAGAGTTTTCAGGCGTAATCATACCTTTATTTTGCTGTAAGTAACCTACAAACCGCTTAAACGTCGGTAAGTCCATAGAATACAGCTCAGGCTTATTCTGTGAATAAAGATGTTGAATACCAACTCGGTCTCCTTCCTTAGCTGCTTCAGTTATAAATTGTTTAAATGTTATCATATAAATGTATGCCCTGTTGTGGCTTCCGCTTCCTTAACAATCTCCTTAGCTTGCTCTTGACCATAGATGCTAACAAGCTTATTTGTAATTGTCTCAATATTATTTAGATCTTTTGCAGAAGATGTCTTATCAAAAATTGCTTTTGCTATCGCATCAGGGTCACGACCTCCTCTAACAAGCTGTTTTGTTTCTCTATTTGATAAACCATTTGTAGAGAGTGTTAATCCTTTATGTTTAGCTATAGCTGACAGTAGGATATTACGGTCTTTGCCCTTATAAGGTGCATCTTCATTAGCCGCGTAAAAGAATTTAAGGTACTCCGGGTCATCATGATACATGAAGTCGACTTGAACATACTTACCGGTTTCTTTCCCGTCCTTATTCCAGACCGGTGAAAGAAAGTGTACTGATATACCAGATTTCTTTATTCCAATTGTATCCACACTATGCTGTTTCCAATAATCTTGAAGTTTACTAGCAAGAGCGTCTTTTGATACCGGTCCTTTAGAATCAATGACAAGATCAATATCGCCTGAATCAGCAGCTTTACCAGTCGTACCAAGCATATTATTTAAAAGAGGTAATCCCGTGATCTGCTCTAAATGCTGTACCGTCGGTACTACATCTTCACGAGATATACGACCGGTAATAGGAAATACATTACCACCTTCTTTTAAAAAATATGACCTAAAGGTTAACATCTTTGATTGATGGGTCTTGTTTCTTCATTATCGCAAGAAGATGCTTATATTTTTGTATAAAATTACCAGGGGCAATACTTTCAATATACTTCTTAACGTTAATATTATCTAATCTTTCAGGGTTATCAGCGTACATTTCACTTTGCTTAATAGCGGCCTCAAGAGTTGTTTGCATAGGAAATGCGTTATCAGGTGTGATATCAGTTCTAAAAATCTCATCAAGCGCGCCAGCTGGAAAATTCATAGCCATAGCTTTTGCTAACAGTTTAACTAAACCGACATACCCGCCAGGAGCAACTTGAGCTGGCTCACCAGCTGCAGGTTCAGGAGCAGCATTAGGATCTGGAGCCGCAGCATCTGCTGTAGCGTCTGGAGCTGGAGCTTGCGCATCATCAGCTTCATCTAGGAGAGACCACTGTTGATTAAGTTTATCAAGAAATTTCATTGTAATTATTTAATACTTATGTATAGATAAGTTGCTTTGTTTTAAGCTGATCAAAGTACTTCTCACTCAAAAATGTCAAATCATTACGTTTAGCGAAACTTCTAACTTTGGAAAAAGTATAATGAGTTCGTATAAAACTTTTTTCCCAAGCAAAATTACGCATACGCTCAATAAGCTCAACAACATTACCATCTCGCTTTGTATATAAATGTTTAATTAATTTAAATTCAATATTCTCATAACCATACATGCTTATTGGCAATAATTTGGCTAATTGTAATGCCGCTTTATCTACATGTTTTTCAATTGCTACTTTATCAAAATGCTGGATAATAAGTGAATTTGTAAGATCGAGTTGTATAGATTTAAGAATAATGACACGTTCTTTTGATTTTAGAGAAAGAAGATACTCACATGTACCATGAAAAATATGATGATATAAAAGCTTTTTTATATCTTTTGTAATTTTGTTTGATGATATAAGCTGATATTTTGATAGATCATTAATAAAATCTGTTTCAATAGTTTTTAAAATAGACTCAAAATCTATTAGTTTAAGGTTAAACTGATCAAATGTACAACTCTCAATCACTAATTCATTATAACTCTATAATTTAAATTTTGCAAGCTCTTGTTTAGGAGCCTTGCCTATTCTTACATTACAAATTCCATTATAATAATCATCACGTAAAAGTACATCTTCACCTAACTGTTCTTTTATCTCGTAGTATGCTAGCGCCCACTTTGAATCACAGGTACGTAGAATTCTAAAAACAAATTTATCCTTTCCATACTTTTCTATATCTGCATTTAACTCATTTGATGAACTTGTATATGCCTTCCAATCCGACTCCTTATGCTCAATACGATTCTTCTTTTTACCTTTAAGCGGCTTACGCTTAATACGGCTTATACACTGCTTCTTACCAATGTATTTCTTATTATTGATAGTGTTAACGATCAAATAGATAAAGCCGAACGTACCTTCATCAATGCTTACACCCTCACTTAATATCCAATGTCCGCTATCCATATAGATAGTTATTACATTCCAGGAAGATATACACTCCTGCGCTGTACAGGCACTTTTAACTTCTTATTATTCTTTGTTTTTTTTGCCGCTTTCTTGCCGAGTGCCAAATCTGCAGTAGCAACAGGTAGAGCGTAACCAGGGTTATACGCGTTATCATTCTGAGACGGAAATTGATTACCGTAATTACCAGAGGTCACTGGACCCGTAACAGCCCCTGCTCCACCTGCGACATTTGCAAGTTCTGTAAGCAGTGTTTCTACAAGTTTATTAAAATTACTCATTGATTTACAAATACCTTATATTATATTTAAGATTAATGCTTGAAGAATATATTAAAGAATTAGAAGAAGATCTTAAGATTAATGAATTAAATCTTAAGGATTATCAGCTTCGACTACCTGCAATTAAGCATAAATGGACAGGTAGAATGATTCGATTAATGTCTCTTATTAATCAGCTAAAAAAGCAAAAAGATAAGGTAAAGGCAGATATTATGTCAGAAATTGACCATACGAGCGCTGTCAAATTAACACAACCCGTTATTGCAGCTACGGCCGATAAGCACAGTAAAATTCAAGATATTAACAAACAGATACAAGACGCAGAACTTATCGTCGAGCTTCTTGAGCGATCAGAGAAAACATTGAGTAGCTGTTCTTATGATATTTCAAATATTATAAAGATAATGCAGCTAGAAATAACATGATAAGTTTTGATTACGATGAGAAAAAGAGACTTGGTATCATATCAGGAGATCTTTTTGATGAAATACGTGAGCATTTTTCGGTAAAGAATGAAGCAGCACACTTTATGCGTCATCGCGGCAGGTTCATGCCTTCACGTACCTATGCTATTACGCCTACCGGAAGATTTGAACCATGTCTGTATAGCGAGATTAAAAAGTTTATTACAAGTAGACAGTATGTAGGTGAGATAACTTTTAGTAAAAGTATTTTTAATCAACTTGTACCAGCAAGACATGGATGGCATCAACAATTAGATTTTAAGAACGAAATTTATCCTCTTAATCTCGAATTACGTGATTATCAAAAAGAAATTGTTAAGCGCTGTTTACTTAACGGAAGAGGTACTATCATTCTAGCAACTGCAGGTGGCAAAACTCTAACATCGGCATCTCTAATATCAAAAGTTTTTCAACTCTATATGTCACCATACAATAAACAAAATTTTAAATGCTTGTTTATTGTACCAGACCGCGGACTTGCATCACAGACTCATCAAGATTTTATTGATTACGGTGTACCGTTTAATGTATCTAAATGGACAGGAGATGATGATCTTGTTTTAAGTTCTGATGTAATTGTGTCAAACTTAGGCATTTTACAAAGTAAGAATAGTAATCTCGATTGGCTTGAAAATATTGATCTTCTTATTGTTGATGAAGTACATAAGATCCGTAAAGGTAATAAGGTAAATGATATTCTTAAAAAGATTAAGACACCGTATCGCTTTGGCTTTACAGGTACAATGCCGGAGGAAAAATTAGATGAATGGAATATAATTGGTAAGATAGGACCTGTAATATATGAAAAGAATAGTTACGATCTAAGACAAGATAACTATGTTAGTAACGCATCTATACAGGTATTAAAAATAATACATAAGTCGGAACCTATTAAAGTGGAAACAGGTAATGCTTATAGAGAGGAGATAGAATATCTTACAACATCTAAATTTAGAAATGAGCTTATAGCCAAACTTACTAAAAATCTTACTCAGAATTCACTTATTATGGTTGATTATATTCAACACGGTGAACTATTATTTGATATAATACAAAAAATAATGCCTGAAAAGCAATGTTTTTTTATACGTGGAGAAGTAGAGGTTGAAGAGCGAGATAGAGTAAAACAATTAATGGAATTGAGTCATAATGTGGTAATTGTTGCTATTTCAAAAATTTTCTCTACAGGTATTAATATTAAAAATTTACATTATATTGTTTTTGCGTGCGGTGGTAAAGCTAAAATAAAAATAGTACAATCAATAGGTCGAGGCCTTAGGTTGCATAAGGATAAAACCAAGCTTATAATATTTGACATAGCTGACAATCTTCGTTATAGCGAAGCACACTCACTTAAAAGACAAGCACTTTATGAAAAAGAACACATCCCGTTTGCCATCAAAGAAATCGAAGAAAAGTAAGGTAAAAAAAGAGCCTATTATTTTAGATCTCAACTTACCAATCAACGATACAGAAGATATCGTCGATCTTTTACCAGCTGAAATAATGCAGGTATTACCTGTTACTGATAAAATTGAAGAAGTGACAGAAGTACCAAAAAAAATTAAACCTAAAGACAAAGTTCATTATGTTAATAGTAGAGAGTTTGAGGATGAAATAAAAAAATATTATAATACAGATGTGCTTACTGATAAGGTATGTGACAGTTTGAATAAAATTGCTAATGGGTTATCTTTTGCTCCTAATTTTATGAATTACTCTTACAAGGAAGAGATGGTAGGAGACGCTATAGTTAAAATGTTTTCAGCATTAAAAAATAAAAAATTTAAAATTGATTGTGGATTTAGCCCATTTTCATACTTTACCACCATTGCATTTCATGCATTTATTAACAGAATTAAAAAAGAAAAGAAACATCACGAAGCAGTTAATGAATATAGAGAAAAAGTCTATACTGAATTAATGCTAGACCCTGAAGAGAATAATGGCGCTCATATTTATATTGAGCCTACAGGTGATGATCCAGAAGAATAATATTGTGGATATATTTTTAAAAAAATCAAAAGTAGCTATATTTTCAGATTTACATCTTGGCGTACATCTTGATTCAACTATATGGCATGAAGTAGCCCTTAATTGGTGTAATTGGTTTGTTGAGGAGTTAACAAAACAAAATATTACAGATATCTTGTTTTTAGGCGATTTTTATCATCATCGAAGTGATATATCTGTCTCAACACTACACATAGCAAGTCTTATCTTAGATAAGTTAAGTGATTTTAACGTTATAATGATTGTTGGTAATCACGACGCTTATTATAAAGATCGCTCCGACGTTAATTCACTATCAATTTTAAACGGTAGAAAAAATCTTACTGTAATTAGTGAACTCACTACAAGTAAATTATTTGGTAAAACATTTACATTTATTCCTTGGGGATGCGATATATCCAACTTACCTTCATCAGACGCAATTTTCGGTCATTTAGAGATTGAGAGCTTTAAGATGAACGGCTATAAGACATGTGATCATGGTACCAAGACACGTGATTTATTAACAAAATCAAAACTTGTAATGTCTGGTCATTTTCATTTAAGAGATGAACGTATGTATGATAATGGTACGATTGTTTATGTAGGTAATCCTTTTGAAATGGATTTTGGTGATAGTGGTGGAATTAAGGGTTATTATATTCTTGATCTTGAGACTCTTAAGTATAACTTTTATGAAAACAGGCTTTCACCTAAGCATAAAAAAATATCACTTACTGAATTAACGAATGCAAAATCATTGACCGGTGCTGATATTAATGAGATGGTCAACGGTCACTTTGTTAAATTTGTTGTAGATAAAAAAGCAAACGGTGATATTATTGACACTTTAATTCAAAAATTCTCAGTATATAAACCACTCTCTTTTACTACAGATTACACATATACAGAAAACAACTATAATGTTGAAGATAAAAATTATGAAACAACTGGTGTTAATATGCAGGAAACTATTGAAGAATTTATTAACGTGCTAGATATTGAAAATAAAGAAAGTATAATTCAGTATTGTTCAGATTTATATAAACGTGCTAGTGAATTATGAAGCAAATAAATTTTAAAAATATAGCCATAAAGAATTTTCTTTCTGTTGGTGATACACCTGTATCTGTTGATTTTAAACGTGGATTACATATTATTACAGGTGTTAATAAGGACAAGGAAGATCGGCAGAATGGTGTAGGTAAATCTACAATTGCTGATGCTATTAACTTTGCTGTATTTGGCGAAACACTTCGTGACTTAAAGAAGGAATTTATTATTAATAGTATTAATAAAAGGAATTGTGAAGTTGTGCTTGAAGTTTCAGTAACACAGTTTGATATTACTGAAAAAATAAAAATTATACGAACGTTAGAACCTTCAAAATGCTTTATTTATATAAACGGTGAAGATAAGACGAGAGATAGTATTTCAAATACCAACGACTTCATAATGAAGAAGTTTAATTGTACACCTGAAATATTTCAAAATTGTGTTATTATGACCATAAACAATACAACCCCGTTTATGGCAAAAAAGAAGCAGGAGAAGAGAAAGTTTATTGAAGATATTTTTAATTTAGGTGTTTTTAGTAATATGTCTAATATATTAAAGACAGATATTACCGAGAATAAAAAAGCTCTTGATATTGAAGGTACAAGATATGAGGAAGTAGATAAAACACTTAATAGCTATATTCGTCAACGTGATAACGCTCTCGAGGAACGCAAGACAAAGCATGAAAAATATACACAGCGTAAAATTAATAATGCTAACGAGATTGTCGATCTTACTACGATTATTAACTCTTTTGTCAAAAAGAGTATAGA